TTTTAATAGCTTCGTATTCGTCAATTGCTATGGATTCTATTGCGTATGTTTCGGCTTCACTTCTAAATTTATTTGATTCTTTTACTGGACTTTCTTTTATTGATGATGTCCTGCTAGGCATTAAATCCAACTTCCTACTTTGGATAATAGCTTCAATATTTTTATATTGCGACATATATCTAATTGTTGATCTTCTTTCCTTGCTGGTTATTTCTCTCTTTAAATATGTCAACACCTTATCAACTCCTTATATTATACCACATAAACCCTTATATACCAAGCGATTCAACGCTTAAACCCTGCGCCAATCTCACGCAATATTTTAAAATACTCACTGGGCATTATTGGTTGTTGAGCGCCCATAGTTTTAACTTTTCTGCGTGGATTAGATACCCATTTTATTGTTTTAATCATCGTCATCACTCCCGAACAGATACTCTAATCTTTCCTGTAACTCTTTATCTGTATAATCTTTATATACTGACTCACTAACACCTTCTGAAAATGCTAGTTGTGCTATGATAGTTGATCTTTCTTCTGGTGTCATTGCTCCACCTCTTTTAACAATGCTTTATTTAACTCCACTGTGGCTAGTGTAAAGTTTCCTGCGTGTATGTGGTTTAATGCTAGTTTGATTGATTCTTGGTATTGATTGTTTTGTTCCGTCAAGTCATGTATTCTTCCTTCAAATTGATAGCTGACCTCTAATGACTTGTTCAAGTCTTGCTCCAAATCGTCTACATGAGCACACTCGCTACACCTCAACATGTGATGACTCTTGCACAATACCCTACCGCCATCATCTTTGTACTCATATTGTTTCATGATTCACCCTCCTAAACACACTTTTTAAGATAATCCAATGGAATACCATTACTAGATTTTATTAAGTCGCAATTTTCCACAAACCAATTATGTGGAATACTCTTCCTTTCACCTTTTAACGACCCATCCCACCACGTTTTAAGGTCATTTACACGTAATAAGTAATGCTCTTGGTGTTTGGCAAAGCATACGATTATAAACGATATACCGCCTTGGTCTTGATGTTTTAGCAAATATTCTAACTGATGTTCAGCAACGTTACTCAACGGGAATGACGTTCTGCTGTTCGTGTTTTTGGCATCAAATGCGATTGATCGACCGTGTGATACACCTACAAAGTCAACTGTGCCTTTCTTTTGCGGAAATGCCCTGCTTACTCTGCCTGTCCTTTTGTTATAGCTAACACTCCAAGGAGTAGGCACTTTATCAATAAGTGCCTGTCCTTTTTGTTTGTAAATCTTGTTCGTGAGATCAATCAATGATTCTAGTGATTTACCTCTATTTGCATAATTTACAGTCATTTAAGATCACTTTCTTTTACATAAACACCGTTTTTAATTTGGCCTTTTCTGTACTTGATTTCTTCGTATGCCACGTTTACACAATCCTCTATGCTTGTATTAATCTGCATGGATAATATGGTCAGTACAACGAACATGTCTCCAATAGCATCCTTAACGTCATTGTGGCGGTTTTTTAATATTGCATCTGATAACTCACCGTATTCTTCGCCTAATTTTAAAGTTTGTTTGAAGTGGTCTGCCATTTGCAAATCCCTAGCCATTGCCCACTGTTCAATTTTTTCTGTCAGTTTGTTTAGATCCATCCTTATCCCCCTCAAAAAATTCTTTTGTGCACTTTTTACAAAACATGCTGCGGTAATAGTGGACTACTTCTATTTTGCATTCGATGCATTTAATAGGTCTCACGTTAATCCCTCCTAATTTGATTAAGTCTCAACGCCATATCTGCTAACTCTCTAGCGTTTACTTCGTACGTTTCACCACTTTGGCTATCTTCTAGCTTTCCTAAATGCCAACTATAATCAGTAAACCCAAATCCAAACGTATTAATAGATTCTTGAAATAACTTAACTAATTTCGGTCTGTCGTTTTCGTCAATAGCTGTTTTTATATATCCTCTGATAGAGTCGCTTCTCATGATTACTTTAGTTACGTACTCAATGCCTGTTTGCCTATTATCTACATCCTCAAATAGGTTTAGTTGCATCATCATTGATCACCTAATTCGTAACCATCTAAATTACTATTTCCACAAGCTGTGCAAAATTGAGTTTCACCACTTGCCGTAAATGCTTTTATAATTTCCTCGCAATTTTCGCAAATGTAAGTTGAATCGTTTGTCAATTCTAATTCATCCATATTTACCCCTCCTACTCAAACCACACATTTTCACTGCTATCATGATTAATCTGCTCCGATTCCTTGATCCGTCTCTCTCTTGCCAATCTGCTAGCTAACTGGTACAAGGTCATGCCATGTGTATCTGTAAATCCTAACTTGTGTAATTGCTCTGTGTACTGTGCTATTAGACGATCTTCTTTTGTGTCAGCTACTTTCATGGGGATCACCCTCCAATAAAAAGTCGTCCACAATCTTTAGCATTTCTAAATACAGTTCTTCTTCGGTGTAATTTATATATAGTTGCAATTCCATAATATCTTGAAAAAACTTACGATAGCGCTTGTTTTCTGACCTCACCTTATGTCGATCACCATCTACTTGCTCTATCGACTTACGGTATCTATTAGAGTCTTTTTCCAATTCCTGCACTCGTTCAGCTTGTTCGATAAGCCATTTAATAGCGTTGTACCAATAACCATTTGAGTTATCGTCATAAGAATTGCTTTCTTCTAATTGATCTCTTATCTCTTCCAACCGTTCTTTACTCATTAACCCATCAACTCCCTGCAGTATTTTATTTCATCTTCTAGCATTTGCTTGGTTGCTTTCAATTCGTCTTCTAACTCCTGTATTCGTTGGTCTTTTTCTCTTATTGTCTCCCTATGACTTTCTGCCATTAGTTCCATGGCTTGGGCTTTATCCATTTGATTCACTCCTCTTCATTTTCTTCCACTCAAAAAGGCAAATCCTCGTCATTTATATCCAATGGCTGACCAGTGTTACCAAATGGATTTGACTGCGGTTGTTGGTTGGTCTGTTGTTTATTTTGATTACTTTGTGATCCTCTTGACTCTAAAAATTGAATACTATCCGCAACCACCTCTGTCACGTAAACTGTTTTACCGTCTTGCCCCTCGTATGATCTGCTTTGTAATCTACCGTCTACACCTATTTGGCTACCTTTTTTCATGTAGTTTGCTAGGTTTTCAGCAGGTTTACGCCAAACAACCCCGTTGATAAAGTCGGCTTCATATTCGCCGCTATCGTTCTTAAATTGACGATTTACCGCAATTGTAAAGTTAGCTACAGCAACCCCGTTTGGTGTGTATCGTAAATCTGGATCCCTTGTTAATCTTCCCACTAATACTACTCTGTTCATTTTTGTTTCCCCCTAATTAGTTTTTTTCCTGGAACTAACAATGTACTACCACCGCTAAACGCCCGCCTTATATCAGTTATGGTTATCCCGCCCTTCATCCAACGTTCATATTGTGACAAAAACACTTCATGAGGATTTCTTTTTGTGTGTCTAGCAATGTAATTTATGTTTTTCCCTTGATCATAAAGTTTGTTTATCGTTTTTATTTGATGCACTGGAAAGCCAAACTCTATATCTTGATCATCAAATAACACAACACTTTCATCTTGCGGTAAGATCGGCGTTGTCCTCCCTAGCGTGTTCATACAGATTCCTCCTTTTTCCAAAATCCAAGGTCTACAACGTGCATGCCTGTTTTTGCTCTGTTTTTGTAAGACGGCGTTGTATAGTGCATAAACGATGCTGCTCTGACTCCTAGTTGATCAGCGCATTCCTTTGCCGTCCCCGAAAATTGGTACTCGTCATCAAAATAGACTGCAAATTCCCTTTGTTTACCTTTTCCAATGCCATTTCTTACAGATGCACCCTTTACGGATGAGTAGCTCCTGTTTAGTCGTTTGGCTATTTCTTGTATTGTTAATTTTCCATAATTGCTTTTAAGATAATCAAGTTCTTCCTTTGACCATGTCCCCCGCCTTTTTGGCGAGGTGTTGCTTGTCGCCATCATGTGGTTACCTCCCTACGCCCAGATAATATAAAATGGTTTTCTGGGCTTACTCTTATATGTTTTAATGGTGATTAAGTAGTCACCGTCTGCGTTTTTACGCTTAGTTTCTTTGACGTACAGTTTACTCATACAACATTTTCCTTGTTTCTGCTGCGCTTGGTACATATTTGTCAGCTACTGCGCTTTTGTTTCTGTTCCAGTCAATCCATTTATTAGCTGTTTGTTCGTCACTGTCTTTTGGGTCAAAGATCATGACTGATTTCATGGTGTGTGGCATTAAAATCGCTCCTTCCTTCGTAAATCTTCGCCTTCAACTCTGATTGGCGTTGCATTTTCCATCATTCTTGAAACAATTCTGCTACCTTGGACTTGCCCGTATTTTGCAATCAATTCTGACTCACCGTAATTAGTTGTTGTTATTAGAGACTTTCCTAATCTCATATCAATTACTTTATAAAGTACATCAGATGCCCATGTTTCATTTTCTTGATTGTTTGGGTCTTTCTTTTCATACTCTCCGCCTAGATCATCTAAAACTAGCAAATCCAATCCGTTTATCATCTTAAAAATTTGATCTTGTGTAACGTTAGAATGATAGTTGTAAGTCTCTTTAATGGCATCTAATAGGTCAGTAGACTTTATAAACAACGTCTTGTATCCCTTGCTCCTAATTGCTTTATTGATTGCATAGGATAGATGAGACTTTCCTATTCCAGGTACTCCTGACAAGACTAATGATTGAGTACCGTTATATCCTTCAATAAAATCAATTGCCGCTTGCCTTGCTTTTTCCTGTGATGGATATTTGTTATCAGTTTTATAACCATTTACCGTTGCATCTACCAGGTCGTTTGTAATTCGTTCAAATTTCAAGATAAAACCCATTTCTTTTTGTTGGTCATATTCTTCTGGTGTTGGTAAGTTAAGCGACTCTATAAACTTTTTATCTTCACAAGGTTTACATGCACCCATGTTTCCATATGGTGTGGCAAAGAGGATATACTCTCTGCCACAATTGGAACATGATTCTGTGCCTACTTGCTTACTTTTTATAAACTCTTTTATTGATTGCATGGTTACCTCCTAAAAGGCATCTCTATTTGGATCATATCCAGTTGGTTCATTTGGTGATTCTTGGTTTAAGTAACCTTCAAACTTTGTGCCGAATAATGTTTCTGGTCTAAGGTACAAATCTTTAAATGTACCCCTCTTGTTGTCATTGACCTTGTTATCTATAACGGTTTTGAAGTCTTCTAGTGTGTTCTTTTCGTTAAATCTAGCCTTAATTAAGTCTTTTGTTTTTTGTGTTGTATGACGATATTTTTTCCCTGTGGCATTATTTAAGTAATTAACAATTTCTTTATACGGAATGTCGGGTTGCCCGACTATGTCTTTATTACTTGTATTATTAACTGTAGTATTAAGTAATGTACTATTACCTTTAACCTTTTCTTCCATAGGGGTATTAACCTTTTCTTCCATACCCCCTGGAACAATTCGTATATACCTCTTAACTATTTCGTTAGTACCCTCTTTATAAATCATTTCTGTAGTTATATAACCCTTGCTTCTCAACTGATTAACCCATGTCGATATTGTCTTTGTACTTACTTCATATAATTCCGAGAAGTATGAATTTGTTGCCCAGCAATACCCCTCTTGGTTGCAAAGCGCTGTAATCTCTCCATAAAGCAACTTGGCGCCATCAATCAATTGCTTGTCGTACCTAACATTTGCTGGAATAATCGCATAATAGCTTTTCTTCACTTAATCACCCTCTTATATATCTTTTCTGTCTTCTGCAAAGCAGACTACTTTATATTTAGACTGGATGTCTTTTCTTAAAGTGTAATCATGACTCACAGTCACAATTTCATCTAATTCGTAATCATAAAGAGCATCATTTTCCCTTAATTCCCATACGCCACGACCACTCTCTTTCCACCATCTACGAGTCTTTTCTGTTGCTATTTCGTCTGGGGTGGCGTGTCTGATATCATCAGATGCAGCGATCATGCCAAAATCTGTGTAATACCCCATCTTGTCAATTTTAGTGATCTTACCTGTTCCGATTCCGTGCCTGGACTTTACCCAATCCCCAACCTTAAACTTTGGCTCCACCTCATAACGACCATATAAAACCTTTGCTAACAGAGGTAAGTCAATATCTAGATCATTTAATGTGACAAAACCACCTAATTCGGCATGTTCTTTCAAAAGTTCATCTTTAGTATTGTTATATGGATGTTCCATTAATTCACTAATTGCTCTGTTTTGCTCCTGCGTAATCTTCACCTTTTCCACGTAAACCCTCCTAATTCTTAGTGTTGTAATATTCCATAATCAAAACATTTTCCTCTTTTTTGATTGAATCTATTAACTTGCTTGTAGTGTCTATAGCATATTTCCAACGTGTCATATCCCTTTTCTTTTCTAGCATGATCATTTGTAAGTCGTATGCCGCAATCAAAGCTGTAGCCTTCTTAACGACTCCTGTTCCTTCCGTATCTAATTCAACTTGACTTTTCTTATACTCCCACATAGCTTCGGCTTTCCAGTGTTCATGACTTGCATCTGCCATAAACTTTCCAAATATCTGTAATAATTCTGCGTGTAGCCTATGTTTGCGTGATATTTGATGGGGTATATCATCATTTAATGTGTCAATTTCAGCTTGTATCCTCTTTGCTCGTTCGTTTAGTGTTTTGGAATCTATTAAATCAAGGTTAATTGCTCCGCTTTCGACCATATCAATCAATCCCATTCATCTTTGTAAAAGTCTTTTCCAAATGCTATCGTGTAAACCCCAATCCAGTGATTAAGCAATTCGTTGTCTTTGTGTATGAGGGTATGACAACCGTTACAGATTGCCATACCATTTGTGATTACACCTCTACCAGAACGTCCTCTTGGCATTACATGGTGTATCTGTGTTGCTTTTCCACCGCACATTTGACAGCAGTGATTTTCATTTTCAAATATTTTCGTTCTTATTTCTTTGCTAAATTCTCCACGTTTTGATCGTTTCGGTACTCGTCTTTGATGGTTAGGCTTGGGAAACATCATTTTCCATCACCTTGTAAAATTTTTATTGCTTGACTTGCTTGTGCACCTGTCCAATTTTCCATGTTTTCGTCGGTGTTCAAGCGTTTTTTAATACCTGCATGCAATGACTCAAACGAGTGTTTTTCGTTGACTTTTGCTTTTAATAAATTGGTTACAAAGTCTAATTGTTTGCTAGAAGCTTTGTTGTTCCTGTAGTTGCCTTGTCCTTTTGGTGTCTGTCTTGTATCTGGATCATCATCATCTGTTGGAGCGTTGAAAAACTTCAATAGGAAATATCTCTCTGAATAAGTCAATGCACTACCGTAAGCCTTTGAAATATCATCTTGTTGACCGTAAATATTCCAATTAATTACTATCTTTTCTTCTGGATTTTCTGCATTTTGCCAAACATATTTCATGTTTCCGCTTATGACAAAGTCAGTCTTATCTTCCATTTGCTTGGTCTGCTTACTGTACTGTTGATAATCAAATGTACTATGATGCAATTCATTCATTTCTGGGTAGAGAATGACTCCTAATTCGTTCATTTTTTCTTGGATTTTTCCTAATACCTGCGATCCGCTCACATAAGAATAATTAAATCCCTTTGTGTCTTTGGTGAATCCATCAATTTCCTTTCTTATCTCAACTAATTTTTGGTATAAGTTCATTTTTCCACCGCCACATTAAAGTTATCTGGTCTTTCTTCAATCGTGATTCCTTCCAGTATCTCGCCTGTATCTGGACAAACCACTTGACTGCCAGCAACATCAAATGCCTTCTTAATATCAGCCTTTCTAGGTGATTCCTTGACGTTGATAAAGTCATTCATGTTAGCTTTCTTCAATGCTTCCAACACTGTTTCATCGTCATAATTCCACTTTGGTTGTTGTTTTCTGAATCCAATTCTCCCATTTGGTAGTTTCAGAGATTTAAACTTTGGATCCTCTGCTTTCTTTTTCATTGCATATTCTGCTAGTAAACCTTGAAAGTAATCAATGCTACTTTGCGCTTTCTCATTCTCTGATTGATTCCACTGCTCTATTTTGTCTATTTCAGCCTGTGCTAGAGCGTTGTTCTGTTCTATTTGGTCATTCATCTGCTTAATCTTTCTAAGCGCCCAATTCGCTTGTGAGTCGCCTTTAACGGCAAATGATTCCTTTTCCGTTCCTTCTTGCTCGTCTAAAAACTCATGTAGTGAGTTCATCTTTTAAATCCTCCATTTCTTCAAAAACGTTCTCTCTTAAATCACTGACAAAATGAAAGTACAAGTCTTGCAATAAATCAAAATCCCTATCACTGTGAAACGCTAGTTTTCCAGATGCATAAGTGTAGGCTTCAATTTCATTACTACCATTCCTGCGCCTTTCTTCGTACATATCTATAAAAGGATTCATGTTTTCACCTTTTTCATGTATACTTGTAATATGAAATGTTTTTTAATGGGACTCATTGCCGTGAGTCCTTTATTCCATTTGTTGATAAATCCCGCCGTTTTCTAGCAAACTATGAACCTCTTCATCTGTTAAACTATCAGCCCTGTATATCCCCTCTGGCATGGCTATCACGTCATCATATAGCTTGATTGCATTGCCTAATACATCATTGCCATATGTTTGCATGTCCTCTTTGGTTGGATAGCCTGTAAGCCTTGTACGTGTTATTTGAGGATGTTCTAAATCCAATGATTGCACCTCCTGCACTTGGTCGAACTACATATTAACTTTTGCCTATTATTTCCAGAGCTAATGTCTGGGTATCGTTTGGGTTTTTAATAGAACTTTCAATCGCTCGAATCACTGTGTCAATACCGTGCTGATAAATTTCATAGTCTCGTCCGTAATGACCGCCACCGTATGTTTTACAACCTTTTGCAACGGATAACAGTCTTTTTTGCTCCTCAGTCATTCAAATCACCCCCCTCACCAAAATGTAATTAATGCTAGCAAAACAACTAAGACAATCGACAATCCAGTAACCGCCATTAAATAGTAATCTGCGTTCATTTGATCAACTCCTTAATAATCTTCATTTTTGGAAAAACTTATTCTCATTGTTGGTGTCCAATAATTGTCTAGACCTTCTATAGTCCCGTCGATCATAGACTTTGTGAAAGCTGATATACTTCTTTCGCTTGATAATTGCTTTTTGAATTCTAGCTTGAATGCTTCTCGATTTTCCTCTAATATTTCACCGACCAACTGCTTTAGTAAGTCTTGGGTAGACTTTTGCACATAATATTCAATTAGGTTGTATTTTTCATCGCTCGAATATCTAGGCTTCTGCCCTTTTTCATCAACTTTTGTCGATAGCATGGTTTTAACCGCCTGTTCAACTAATTGATCTTTAGCACCCAACGCTTCTACAATGCTTGACTCTATGACCGTTTTCACCACTTGACCAATTGCATTTTCATCAACTTTTAAATCTAAACCCATTAAATTAGACATTTACTTTTTCCTCCTAATAATTTATTAATGCATAAAGCACAAACAACTGTGATAACAAAAACCCTATACCGTAAAACAATTTAATCTTTGTTTTTTCAGTCATAAGCCTTCACCAACATTTCAGCCATTTTCATATCTGCTTCATTTTGCTTGATAATAAACCACGCCTTGTCGTGCTTATCCCTTAATTCGTCTAGTACTTTTTTTGATCTCTTAGCATTTTCAATCCATGCTATAGCCTGATCTAGTCGATCTTCATCAATTTGTTGTCTAGCAATACTTAAACAACTGTCGTAACAACTTAATTCTTTTTCCGCTTGTTCGTGATCATCTGGTAAAAAGTTATCTTTGATGTAGTCGCTCATTTCTTTATCAACTCCTTGTCGTAATAAGTCTTTACAGGACCATTTAAGGCTTGTCTTTCTTCTTTGGTCATATAGTCATAGGGAAGATTAATTCCTCGTTGTCTACGCTCATATGCTACAAATGTGTTATGTGAGTTTGCGAAAGTTCTAATTGCTCCTACTTTTTCATGGCTCATTGGTTATCTCCTTCTCCTTCCTCTTTTTTTCTATCAATCTAGGTAACGATGTTTTCAGTAGATATTGTTTGATTTCTTTCATGGTTTCATCTGATATGCCTAAACGTTCTTGATCTGTCATGATGCATCACCTAAAAACTTTTTAACAAAATAAATTTGACCTTTACCAGTAACTTTTGGTGTTCTAGTAGTTCGTATGGATCCATCTGGATTGTTGATAGTTCTTTTCTTAATTTCAAACAACCCTTGATCCATTGATCGTTGTGTAGGCGAGTTATAAGCTTCACCTTTTTGTTTAATTAAAAAGCCGTTTTCTCTTAGCCATTCAAACAATCTGTTTTGACCAATATTTACACCATTTTGTTTAATGATCTTCGCTAACTCGCCAACCAAAACAGATGATTTAGATGTTTCGACAGCTTCTGCAAACAGTGCTTTTGGCTTTAATTCGTCAACCGTTGTTTCTAGTTCCTTTATTTTCTGATCCTGTATTTCCATTGCTCGTTTGACAATCATTTCTGGACTGTTCCAGCGCTTTTCAATTTCTATAAAATATTGACGTGCCTGTTTGCCTTTTTCATTTCGTTGGAGCATTGATATTTCTTTTGCCATGTCGATTTTTATATGATGATCAGTTAGTTTTCTTATTCCGCCAAATGAAGATACGTCATTAACATTTTTGGTAATCACGATGAAATCAACATTTTCAACAAATCCATAAGCTACCATTCTTTCAAACCACTGTGTGTAAGTTGTTCCTATTTCTAAGAACTCATGTAAATCTCTACCTGTTACCAAAATTTCGTTTTCATCATTTTGTTGCGTTGGTATTAATTTATTCATTTGTTTTCCTCCTATTTTCCTGCACATCCCCTATTCAGCGCTTAACGTCATGACAATCCACTATTTTTATTAGTTGCTATTATGTATGTGGCGGTCGCTCGTCCCTAAAACGGAAGTCCTGGCGAAACTCGTTTATGCTCTTTTAAACGCTCAATACGGGATGTGAGGATATTTAATTAATAACTTTAAACGGTAGTACCGTGTAAATTTTTTTCATCGTACTCCCCATCTTCGACAACGTCTAATCGAATGTTGTCAGACGGTATTCCGTATAATTCAGCAGCCTTCCTCAATGTCGTGGTTGGCGGAACTACTTTTCCTTGTTCATACCCTCGTAACGTTTTCGCTGTCACACCAATTAACTTGGCAGCTTCTTCTTGCTTTAAATTTGCATTAACCCTTGCTGCCGCTAGTGAAATTTGCATCATGTTGTTCAAACTCCTTTCTTGTCGTTTTTTGTAACTGTCTATATATTACTACCGTTTAAAGTTATTGTCAATAGATAAATAAAACTTTTTATAACTTTTTTCGGTATCGTATCACTTTACAAGTCTACCGAAAAAAGGTATCATTATATATAGATAGAAAAGAGGTGACAAAAAAAGTGAATCCAAAAGAAATAGTAGCTAAAAATTTACAATACTACTTAGATCGAAAAGGAATTAACCAAACTCAAATGGCGCAAGAGTTAGGTTATCCAGAAATGACCGTATCAAATTGGATGAAGGCAAAAACTTATCCAAGAGTGGACAAGATACAAGAAATGGCAGACTTCTTCAATATTAGGCGGTCTGATATAGAAGAGGATAAAGAAAACAACCCTGCCATTACCGCATCACAATATCCAATCTACCCGCCAATAAGTGCAGGGTTACCAATTGAAGTAGATGGCATAACAGATAATGATGTAGAAAAAACATCAATACCAGATGTATTGATGGGCAAGTGGGCAGGTAATAGCGACATATACATCACTAGGACAAATGGAGAGTCAATGAATAAGATCATACCTCATGACTCGATAATAGCTGTTAAACCTGTTGAATTACACGAATTAAAGGATAATGATATAGTTGTTTATCGGAATCATGGAGAGTATGCAGTAAAAAGGTTTGAAAAACACGATGATAAGTTAGTTTTTAGACCAGACTCAACAGATACAAGTTTTACAGATGATGTAATTTACAAAGAAAATGCAGATGATTTGAGGATAAAAGGTAAAGTAGTGTTGTGGATAGTAACAGCAGATTAAACTCTAACGTTAGCATTTAATCAATAGGAGGACTAGCTATCCTCCTTTTAAAAGAGGTGTATATATGGCAACCGCTATTTATATGAGAGTAAGTACGGAAAAACAAAGTGACAAAGGGGAATCCCTTAATACTCAAAAAGAACAACTATATGCTTACTGTAAATTAAAAGGATTATCAAACATTAAGGAGTATGTAGATATTGGTAGTGGTAGAACAACAGATAAACGTGTCAATTACAACCGTATGATGGACGATGCACAAAACAAGTTTATAACTAATATAGTGGTCTTTAAACTGGATAGGCTCACTAGGTCAATCATTGACTTAAACAAGCTAGTAATTGCCCTAAATGACGTTGAGTGCGGTCTACACTCTACACAAGATGATATTAATACCACAACCGCAAACGGTAGGCTTATGCTTAATCTAATCGGCATGTTTGCACAGTGGGAATCTGAAACAATATCCGAAAGGGTAAAAATAAATATGCAATCTCTAGCTGAAAAGGGCATCTGGCAATCTGCTCCACCTTTTGGATTTGATCTTGTTAATCAGAGATTAGTCATTAATGAAAAAGAAAAAGACATCCTCAATGAAGCTTTTGATATGGTTATAGAAGGAAGTAGCTTTAATCATGCAGAAAATAAAATTAAGCATAAATACAACCTTGATTGGCATTTAGGTTTTTTAATAAAAAAAGTAAGATCACCATCTACAATAGGAAATATGTTTAGAAACGATGTTACAATCGAAAATATTTACCCGCCATTAATAAGTAAGAAAAAATATAAAAAGCTAAAGTTAATCATTGAAGAACGTGGAAATCCACGACAAGAAATATTTACTGGTGATTTATTTAGAAGAAAAATAGCATGCCCAACATGTGACAATATCATGAGTCTAAGAGCTAATAAAAGCACTAAGACCAAACAAAACCTATACAGCTACTCATGTATGGACTGCCAAAGAAAAAGGAAAGTAACGGTGTCTATTTCCGAATCCCTTATTGAACAAGCGTTTTTGAGGTATCTAAACAGAGGTAAAATAACATATAGTGAAGATGACATTAAATCAGAGGATAAAACCAAAGAGATCAGCAATTTGAAAAGGGAATTACAATCACTTGAACAAGAAAAAAATCGTATTCAAAAGGCATGGATAAAAGGATTTATTGAAGAAGATGACCTTATCGAACATCAAAAAGATACAGATGAACAAATAGAAAAAGTCGAATTTAGATTGAGGGAATTAAGTGATGTAGGAATATCAATTGAGGAAATATCGGAAATACACACAAACCTTATTGATAATTACGAACTTATGACTAAAAAAGAAAGAGTAACATTTATTCAAAGGTTTATCAGACGGATTGAAATTGACCGTAAGTTGCTAAAGGGATACAAAAAGAAGTATAGCATAAATGTTAAAAACATTTTATTTTATTAGATGATAGCTATAATATACTAGGAGTTCCCAAAGTAGTATAACTAACACATTATATAAAAAGGAGAATGAAGATGATACCACAAAAGATTAACGACAATTGCCCAGAATGTAACCCACGTTCTTACAAGGAAACAGGATTTACTTTTGCAAATGAGGAAAATGAAGAAGAATATTTATATAATTGTGATGAATGTAAGGCTCGTGTGTGGATATTGATTAATTAAGAGAGAAATTAAACTTAAAAAAGGCGACCACTCAATTATGAGCAGTCGCTTTTTGAATTAAAATCTAGCCTTATTTGCCCTCGTATCAACATGAGTAAACGTCCTGTAGCTACCTAGACCATTAAATAACTTGTCTGCCGCTCTATAAACAGTAGAAGGAGACACTCCACGAACAACAATGTCTGCTGCCTTACCGTATAGGTGCTGGCTCCTAGATGCTCCACCAACACGTTTATTATGAGATGGTGAGCGATACCCCGAATTGATTACAATAGCCTTGTTACCAAGATTATAACGTAATTGCTCTAGTTTAGTAATAAGATTACTGTCTATACCACCTTTTGGCAATGTTCCAGATCCCTTACATCTAAATTCGCGAATAGAAAAGTTTCGAGTGCCTTTCTCTCCTGCACTTCTACGTGCATGGTCTAGTGCATTAGATGTTTGTGGTCCTGGTATGCCATCTTCTTTGATACTCTTGTTAAATGTACGATTATACCACTTTTGGAATGATAGAGTCGCTTTTTCAGTCGCTTGGCCACGAATACCATCAGCGCCCCATTTACCAAGTAATTCACCAAATCCTAATGAAATTAGTTTAAGTTGAGTAGATTTAACCAATGTAATCACTATCCTTTTTAGGTTTATCGTATCTAAGTGCCTGTTTACTGTCTGATATTCCTGCCACAGTCGGATCAGTAATTGAGTTGTACACACTAACCACAACTAAGACCAACACGTAAGGATTGCTTACAGCTTCAAAAAGCAAACTGAATAACTTGCCCCATGTAGTTAAATCCTGTGCAGTCAATCCCATGTATGCTAGCACTGGGATAAATATAGCCATGACTATTTGTGCAATAAATACAGGGTTGCTAAATCTTACTTTCCAGTTAATTTTCATTAATAAAACCTCCTAAAGTATATTAAATAGAGCTATAGCGATACCGCTTAGCAATCCGCCACCACCTAATATAGCGGTCAGTAGTTTCCATTTATTTGTGTTATCTGACTGCTTTATTCCTAAGTGATGCTCTAACAATTGGTTAAATATTTTTTCGTTTTTCTCATTTCCTTGATCAATTTTATCCCCAATGCTATCAACTTTTGACTCCATACCATCTAACTTTGCAAAGATATTCTCGTTTTGTGTTTTTAGCCTTGTTATTTCCTCGGAGTGCTGCATTAACTTGTTGTTCATATCGTTGACTAGGGGACCAAGATCCCCTTGCAATTGTGTGTAAGCCACGCTTTCCACATCCTTTTCATGTGTCATGTTGACCCCCTTGATAGTAAGATATTTCTCGTATTTATCTGTTTTTTGACATAAAAAAGACACCCATAAAGAGTGTCTAAGTATTAATTATCTGAATATTCACTAGTCCATAGTTTGTTCCTACTAGGAAGCTTTCTTTTTATTGATTACTATGGATAAACTATATTTTTTCATAAAAAAATCAACTACTCTAGATACTACCGTAGAGGATAACAAAACGACCAATAAAGAAAGCACTAAATATAAAATTGAATCTTTTTGCAATCCAACAAAATCGTACGATTTACTCCAAAGTGTGAGTATCAAAGCATGTGATAAATAAATTCCATAGGAATATTTCGCTAAATTATCAATTACCGAAACAATTTTATTTCTACCCCACTTTATCGACATCATAAGAACAATGAAAGAGAGAGTGTAAATGATTACTCCTGGTCTTAATGAAGTAGTCGAGTCCCCGATATCAAAATTTAAACTTAAATACAAATAAGATTCTAATACTATTCCTGCGCTAACTAAAATGAACATGATATGTGACATTCTTCTCTTTTTATTAAATGTAATTTTCAATTTGTTATAATTATTTGCGAACATAATTCCTAATATAAAGTATATCGACCAGTTGAAAACGTTGGCAGCTGACTTAAATACAGTTATATCAAAAAGTTCATCTGACAACTGTATAATTACAGTTAGCAAAAAAACACTGATCACTGCCACTTTATATCTTACGATTTTCTTTAACAGAGGAAATAACATATAAAGCATAATTATAACGGGAATGTAATACAAGTGGTAATAGTTACTGCCTTTAAGTGTCAAAATGGCGAATTCTAATAAATTTATATTTTTTAAGTGTATCGCAACATAATATAAAACAGACCATAAAAGGTATAAAGGTAATAACTTAGAAACTCTTCGCCGTAAAAAAGAAAAGTAATTTTCCTTTCTACTTGATAAAGCAAGTCCAAGTCCAGAAATAAATAAAAATACAGGGACAGCAAACCTCGACAATTGATTAACAATTAAAAACATAAGATTCATTTCTTCCATGTTTGGTGAAGAATTTATTATTTCTGCTGTTATGTGAATTAGTATCACCGCTAATATAGCTAATCCACGCATCATATCCATTTCAATATTTCTCCTGTTTAACATAATGTCTCCCTCATTCATTTACATTATCAGGATAATTATAACATATAATCTCTAATACCCTACCGATTCTCTTTATTTATGTTTTATGGTACAATTTAACAGACTTTACAAGAGGGGTTGTATAATCACTGTATGAGCACTTACTTAATTATATCTATATCATTGTTAATAATGGGCTTGTGGTTTGAATCTATTAATTCTATAAACGAAATAAGGAACCGAAAAAGACTACCCAACTATTTATTTATTTTACCAAGCTTTACCCTGCTTTTTTTCTTTTCTGCATTTAGGGGCGATTTTAATCCCGACTACACAAACTATACTACGATTTTTCAACTAATTAATAGCTATAGCTTTATTGACGCTTTCAAAGTGGGAATTGACATAGAGTTTGGTTTTTTATTGCTTAATAGATTAATAGGTGTATTTTCTAGCAACGTGATTTATTTATTTATTATTACATCGTTTGTTATATTGATTGGATTTTACCACCAATTCAACAGATACTCCGCAAGCATTTGGCTTAGCGTTCTATTGTTCGTAACTGCTGGATCATTTTATGCATCTTTTAATATAACTCGGCAAATTCTAGCAGCAGCGATTATATTCGCAGGTTCAAAATATTTGTACGAAAGAAAGTTTTTTAAATATCTTTTAGTAGTGTCTTTAGCATTTTTATTTCATAAATCTTCACTGATCATGGTTCCTTTTTACTTCATACTGAATTTCAAAGTTAACCTAAGAAACTATTCTATCCTTACTATCGGAACTATTGTTATAATGTATTTATTTAAAGACATTTTAGTATTTCTGCAGAGTATCGGTGTGTACGATAACTATACCGTATACGCATATGGAATGTGGGGGCAGCCAATTACTAAATCCGTTCTGCCAATTGCGTTTTTTATTTTCTGCTTATTCCACGTGAAAAAACTTAATCGGGAAAGCAGTATACATCGAATTTGGTTTAACGCAGTTGTTTTTTATGCCTTCTTTAACATACTTGCATT